TTATCTGTAACAGTCCTGGTTAATACTGCACTGGTTTTACGACCCATTCTTAAACTTTCTTATAATGTTTTGAACAGTGTCTGTTTCCCAAATACGTATACTTGTCCAAACAATTGTAAAAATAGCGGCAATACTGGGAAGAATTTGTGCTAGTGTTCCAACCACAGTGATGACCGATACCGCATCACCAACGTGCTTTGCACCTTCGCTCATGTGATCAAAAGCCATGCTTTACTCCGGTTTAGTAGGCCATGTTACCGTGCCAGGGAAATCAGCCTGAGCCGTAATGTCTCGCAAGGCTTGACGATATGTGGCCCAGGCTTCTTTGTTAGCACCAGAGTAGTCTGGCATTTGTGTCCAATCTGAAGATGCTAGTAGGCGTGTGCGTTCTTCACGGATAGCAGCGGCTTTACGAGCAGGTTCACCAGCAGCCCATGCAGCTTGTTCAGCATCCCATTCTGCTTCTTCTTCAGGTGTAAACGGCACTGGGCCATTAGGTGTCATATGATGTCGTGCCATAACTATTCCTTAGCTGTTTTTGATGCCGTAAAGACGAAATGTTCCAGATCCTACATAATTGCTATTCATAATAAATTGAATACCAGTGACAGCGGTAGTTGTTCCATCCTGAATCATTCCGCCAAACTGATAATGCCCAAAATTAGGGCCACTGTTAAAACTCATTGCTTGACCGTAAATGTATTTTTTAGACGTTGTATCAGCTGGTCTTGGTATGTGAACAATTACGCTTGATCCTGGTGCTGTATATGAATCATCTGTTATTCTTATAAAACTCTCTGAATACGCACCTCTAAAATAAGCAGATGAGCCTCCTGCGTTGTAATACATATACCCATATTCATAATTTGCTGCTACATAAGAACCACCACGTTGAAGCCTTGCAAACAGGTAAGTTGCACCAGATTGTGTTCTTACGTTTTCAGCAATAATTACATAATGATCATATGTAGAATCAAAAACATTTGAAAAACTTACAGATGCACTATTTGCTGCTGTAATAGTTGATATATAAGTCCAAGCACCACCACCAGCATCGGCAAGGCTTAGTGTTCCAGATCCGTTGGTGGTTAGCACCTGGCCGTTTGTGCCATCAGTAGTAGGAAGAGTGAAAGCACCTACAAACGAAGTTAGGTTGCTATCATACGCTTGAACAGTAGAACCAATGTTCGTTGCAGTAAGGACATTACTCCCACTCTTTTGAAGTGTTCCAGTAAAGTTAGCAGTGGCGTCATCATACTTAGCGGTGTCAGCGTCATAACCCTGAACAGTTACGCCAATATCCGATGAAGACAGGAAGTCACCAGAAGTAAACGATGCTTGCGTCCAGGCACTACCGTTCCAGACGTATAGTTCATTGCTTACAGAGTTGAAGTACAACGCACCTGTTAACAGAGCAGCACCGTCATTGTCTACAGAAGGCGCAGACGACTTAGGCCCAAGGTAGCGATCGTCAAATGAGTCATAAGAAGCCGCAGCAGCGTCAGCACTGGCAGAGGCAGCAGAGGCGTAACTAGAAGCGTTAGAAGCACTGGTAGACGCATTGGACGCTGAAGTAGCGGCATTAGAGGCTGAGGTTGCAGCAGCAGCGGCTGAGTCAGCAGCAGAGGTTGCAGAGCCAAGGATGGAATCTACATAAGCCTTGCGGGTCAAGTCATCATCAGTCGTAGGCGTAGCAGTCGAGGTAACTTTATTGCTACCCATGACGATGTTGCCAGTCATCGTGCCACCAGACAGGCTCAACTTGGTAGCGTCAGCGGTGTCTACATAGACCTTAGTAGCGGCATCTTGGTTGGCAGTAGGATCACCTAGTCCAGTTATCTTATTCGTACCCATGGCAATAGCACCAGACATAGTGCCACCAGCCAAGGCCAGTTTAGTAGCGATAGAGTTTGTAACTGTCGTAGCAAAGTTAGCGTCATCACCCAGAGCTGCGGCTAGTTCATTTAGCGTATCCAGAGCAGCAGGAGCAGAGTCAATAACAGCAGCAACCTTGGTATCTACATAAGCCTTGGTAGCAGCGTCTTGAGCATTTACAGGATCAGTGACGTTAGCAATCGTGGTTCCAGTAACGTCAAGAGTTCCGTTGACGGTTACGTTGTTGAACGTAGAAGAACCACTTGATGCGGTGACGTTGCCTGTCAGATCGCCTGTAACGTTACCGGTTACGTTGCCAGTTACGTTACCAGTCACATTACCAGTGACGTTGCCAGTAAGAGTACCGGTAAAGCCTGTGGTAGCAGTAATCGTTGTACCACGAACAGTTGATGCAGTGCTTGCACCTACGGTAGTACCGTTGATGGTACCACCAGTGATGGTAGCGTTGCTAGAGGTTAGGTTGGTAACAGTACCGGTAGTGGTTGTTAACGAAGAAGGAGCAATACCTACTTCAACAACAGTACCGGAAGAGTTCTTAGTAAAAAGACGCTTGTCAGCAGTGTTAACTGCTAACTCAGCGCCACCAGAAGAATGCGTTAAGTCGGATGAAGAAGGCACCGCACTAGCGGTATCACTTTTCTTCGTGAGGATCGTAGGCATCAGTGTCTCCTTGTTATTTTCAATATAGACTCATAAGAATCTACATTGAAAATGCCCCGACCTTGTGGGCTAGGGCAATCCTAACTAATTGTGATTAGCCAGGGATGATCAGAGCAACACCGGAGGTGTCACGCAGTTCACCAACACCGTACAGCGTGTCAGCGGTGAGCAGCGTACCGAGGTACTCTTGTTTGTACTGAGTCTGAACACGAACGCCCAGTTGCTCAACCAGCACAGCAAACTCAGGGTGAGCCATCAGAGCAACACGAGGATCAGTGTCAGCGGTGCTGGAGGTAGCAACCGTGGGGCAGTTGGTCGAAACATAGACCTTAACGCCGTAGATGTCACCGATCTGACCGTTACGGATGGTGTTGGAAGAACCAACTTCACCGGTATAGGCTTGCTCAGTAAAACGAGCCAAACCCATCAACACGTTACGAGCAACAGGAGGAATGATGAAGAAACGATTGTCCATCGGAACGTCAGCATCGTCCAGGCGCTGAATGGTACGGCGGATACCGTCGTCAGTCAGAGCAGTCTCGTTACCAGAGTTGGTGTTAGCGGTAGCATCCCAAGCAGTAGAACCGTCACCGCCGATGAAAGCGCCAGAGTAGCTGGTGCCACCCTGCAGGCTAGCAGCCAAGTTCAGCAGATCGGTGTCGATACGAGTAGCCAGAGAGTAACCAGCGTCATCCGTGTAGAAGCGACGCAGCGACGACAGAGCCTGAACTTCGGCAAAGTCTTCAATCAGTCGGCTGTACTCGAAGTGCTTGTCGATGGTAACAGTCTTCTCAGAGCCGCTCTCAGCAATCAGAGTAACCTGGCTGTTAGCAGTCTTAGCAGAAGCAGAGCCACGAGCGGGAGCAGGGAAATGCACAACATCGCCCTTCTTACCCTTCATGTTCATCTTCTTGATCAGATTAGCAGCAACAAGGTTCTTCTTGTATGCAGCGATAATTTCATCAGACCATACCTCAGGGATAAAACCAGCGGAGTTAACCGCACTTTGTACTACGTGATTTGCGCCTAGTGCCATTTTAAATGTCCTTTAGAAAAAGTTATTTGACTCGACCCTCACGATAGGCTTCCATAATCTCAGGTTGCATCATATCGTATTTATCAGGGTCAGTTTGCATAAGTTTAATAATGTCAGCACGACGATATATCTTCTTAGACGGTGCTTCATCACTTCCACCTGTTACAGCCGTAGACGCTGATTTGATAGCCTGTGATCGTGACTGTTTTTCTGCATCTACAGTCTGCCTTGCAACACCTTGACGCTCTTTCCACGTACTTAGCAACTCGTGAGCAGAATCAACATCAAACTGCTTATCTGCACGAACTAGGAGTTCACTACGAACCCTTGATGCTTGAACCCAGTTTAGGAAACCAGGATCTTGTACAATAGAACCATAATCAGGGTGCATTGATTGCAAAGTCTGCAATGCTCTTGCACGATTCATCTCTAAAGCAGTGGCTTCCGCCTGTCTAACCTTAGGATGGTTTTCAACCAGTTTTGCTACAGCGGCTTTAGGGTCAGCAAAAAAGTCATCTTCGCTTACATCATCAGCCGGTTGCTGGTTATTAGCAGTTTGGGCCTTGATAAAGTTATCAACAATCTTACGAAGTTCCCCAACTTCACTGCCTTGCCTACCAATTAACTTCTCGGCTTCAGCGTGCATATGGATAATCTCTTTGACACTTTTACCCTTGTACTTCTCAGGAATGTCTTCACTATCCTGTACTGCTTGAGCAGGCTCTTGAACTTGCTCTTGCTGTACTTCTTGGGTTACTTCTTCTTGCTGTTGATTCTCTTCGTCAACACCTTCTTCAATAAATTCAGCCATTATTGTCTCCTAGGCAAATAGCTTTTTAGGAAGAACACTTTTATTTGCGGGGTTTCCTTTTCCGCAGTTACTTATACTGATCTGATCGACCAGTCTTTCTTTCCCAATTGATATGACTTTGACGGACTTTATTCCACCGTTCATATGCATCAGGAAAAGCCCCAGTAATGCCTTCCAGCTTTGACCGAGGCGCTGCCATCATCTTTGTTGCATCGTTACCACAATGACGGCATGTAACTACATTTACAGAAGAGTCTACAAAATACTCTTCCATGTGTCCTTTGGCGCATTTAAAGTCATTCAGAATCTTCATCTAATTCCTCAAAGGCTCTTTCAGTAAGTTCCTGAAGATTGATTAGATAATTGATCATGTCTAGCTGACCACGCCTGTACCACAAATCTGCTTCATCCGTACACTTGGTGATGTCACCAACTGACTTTGCTAGTTCTTGAAAGTCCTCTATCAGTTCTTTCCAACCAGCTTGAATGAATAAATCAAATCGTTGTTCGTAAAACTGCTGTAATTCTTTGTCTTCCAAGCATTATCTCCAAGTGAGTGCTTACTTTTATAGTTGCTGCTATTATACTACACCTAACAAAAAAAGTCAAGTATTATTTGTTAATTTTGTCTAGCAGCCAAGACTTGAAGTTTTGCAATTTCTGCTTTAGTGTCGATATCTTTTTCTTTAAGAGCGACGTTAGCGAGTTTAATGCGTCTTTCAAATTCTGCAGTAGGGTCATTTGAATCTCCTAGGTATTTAGAGGCTGACGCTGCTACTTTTGCTTGCAGTTCAACCGGTTTAAGTTGAATGTCCGTGATTTCAGACTGTGCTTTAGCCTGTTTTAGCTGTACGTCCGCTTGAAGATCAGCGACTTCTAGTTGTGCCTTCTGAAGTTGGATCTGCACTGCTGCTTGCTGTGCCTGCTGTTGTGCAGGATCAGGCTGCATCATCTGTTGCAACTGCGCCAACATCTCTTCACGGTTGTTTAGACCGCTGTTTTCAACAATTGCCCTCAAAACTAGCGGAACAACAGGGCTATCAGGGCCAAGAGTCTTCAACAGGTTCATAAACTGCATCTGTTCGTACTCTCTAGCAATGATTCCAAGGTTAGAAGCGGCTACAAAGTTGTAATCTGCGGCTGGATAGCGCTCAGGATCAAACTGCATGTATCTAAATGCTGCTTTTTTAACAAAAGGAACCAAGAATTGCTCTTGGAAGTTCACCAAGGTACGCTTATTCTTCTTAACCAGGGCCGACATAGCAGGATTTAGACCTTGACCATCAGCACCGGCAGCAGGAATACCGGCAGAATCAACAGTTCCGGTAGCCATGAGCATCATTCGCTCAAACTCTTTAGCGGTAGTAAGGTTAGAAGGATCTAAACTACCAAACTTAAAGGGTTGCAGCACCTCTGATGGGTTGCCGTTGGTAAGAATAGTCTTGCCTGGACGTACTTCAAACTTGGCTCCACGAGGCAAACGAGTAGCGTCCATAGCCATCATAGGCACTGTGGTCAATGCTAGGCTGTCCAGATGCGCACGAATCTGTGCATCAATGGCCTTTTGCATGTTGTAGCCCTTTTCAGCGATACCACGACCCCAGAAGTAGTTAGGCATGGAGTCATTCTGGAAGGCAACAACAGGCCGATCCTTCATCATAAAGGGTGATTCTTCAGCCTTGAGCAGATACATATCGTTAGCGATGACGATAATGGCCTCAACCAACTCACTGTACTCTGCACCAATCTGACCCACTTCTTGATCACCTTCAGTGAACAGGTCAACATATTTGTTCTCAAAGGCGTTATCCAGCAAAGCCTTCGGCACTAGGCCATAATAGCGAAGCAACTTAACACGATTCTGCTGGTTAGGTACGTCTTCCTGTACAGGCTCTAGGTCATCTTCAAT